ATGCAGGTTATCGAAACGCTCGCTGAAGGGCTGAAGCGCGAACTCAAGGTCGTTATTCCGGCCGCCGACATGAAGGCCCGTCTGGACGAGCGCCTGGTTGACGCCAAGGACAAGGTTCGCATCAACGGCTTCCGTCCCGGCAAGGTGCCGATGGGCCACCTGAAGAAGATGTACGGCAAGTCCATCATGGCCGACCTCGTCAACGAGCTGGTTCGTGAAAAGCCGACTGAAATCCTCTCCAGCCGCGGCGAGAAGTCTGCGACGCAGCCGGCCATCTCCATGACCGAAGACGAGCAGGAAGCCGAAAAGATCCTGTCGGCCGAATCCGATTTCGAATTCACCGTTGCCTATGAAATCATTCCGGCCATCGAACTGAAGGCCAATGACGGCATCAAGGTTACCCGCGAAGTTGTTGAAGTCTCCGAAGACGAAATCAACGAGCAGATCCTCAAGATCGCCGAAAGCGCCCGCACCTACGAGACCAAGAAGGGCAAGGCCGCTGACGGCGACCGCGTCACCATGAACTATCTCGGCAAGGTTGACGGCGTTGCCTTCGACGGCGGCGCTGCTGAAGATGCTGAACTGGTTCTCGGTTCGGGCCGCTTCATCCCCGGCTTCGAAGACCAGCTGGTCGGCGTCAAGGCTGGCGATGAAAAGACCATCACCGTGACCTTCCCGGCCGATTACCCGGCTGCGAACCTTGCCGGCAAGGACGCCAACTTCGACATCACCGTCAAGGAAGTTGCCGCTGCTGCTGCCGTCGAAATCAACGACGAACTGGCCACCAAGCTCGGTCTCGAATCGGCTGAAAAGCTGAAGGAAATCGTCAAGGGCCAGATCGAAAGCCAGTACGGCAACATCACCCGCCAGAAGGTCAAGCGTCAGATTCTCGACCAGCTGGACGAAATGTACAAGTTCGACACGCCGGCTGGCCTGGTTGACGCCGAGTTCGACAACATCTGGCGCCAGATCAACACCGATCTCGCCCAGTCCGGCAAGACCTTCGCTGACGAAGACACGACCGAAGAAGAAGCCCGCGAAGAATATCGCAAGCTTGCTGAACGCCGCGTCCGTCTCGGCCTCGTTCTCTCCGAAATCGGCGAAAAGGCCGGCGTTGAAGTGACCGAAGAAGAAATGCAGCGCGCGCTGTTCCAGCAGCTGCAGCAGTTCCCGGGCCAGCAGAAGGAAATCCTCGATTTCTTCCGCAACACCCCCGGCGCTTCCGCTTCGCTGCGCGCTCCGATCTTCGAAGAAAAGGTCATCGACAAGCTGCTCTCCGAAATCTCGGTAACGGACAAGACCGTTTCCAAGGAAGAGCTTCTGGCTGACGACGCCGAAGAAGCAACGGAAACCAAGAAGAAGGCCCCGGCCAAGAAAAAGGCTGCCGCCAAGGCTGACGATGCCGCTGAAGGCGAAGAAGCCGCTCCGAAGAAGAAGGCTCCGGCCAAGAAGAAGGCCGCTGAAGGCGACGCCGAATAATCTTCTTCACTGGAAGCTGATTGAACAAGGGGCCGTGGCGAAAGCTGCGGCCTTTTTGTTTGGGCGTCTGGCGTCCTGGCGGTGCTGTTTGCCCGGTTTCAGACTTTCGACATCGTTGCGTTATTCTGGATCGCTATCGTCAGAGACGGTGGCCGCCGGATCGGAAGGTATCGGCACCATCGCCACAATGCCTGGGAAGGTTGAAGGGTCGTGCCATGGGTGTCAGAAACTATTTGATCGAGGGTGTTTCCGGCACGGGTAAAACCTCGGTGGCAACGGAACTCCAGCGGCGTGGCTATCATGTCATCCACGGCGACCGTGAACTTGCCTACAAGGGCGACCCGGAAACCGGCGAACCGGTCGATCTCTCCCTGTTTCAGGGCGATGGAGATATGGTCTACCGTCACCGGCATCATATTTGGGATGTCGAAAGAGTTCAGGCGCTGGTGACGGATCGGCGTCACGCAATCACGTTCTTCTGCGGCGGCTCAAGGAACTTTCAGCGTTTTATAGACCGCTTCGATCAGGTCTTCGTTCTGGATGTCGATGTCGCGACCCTGCGAAGACGGTTGACGGAGAGGCCGGAGGATGAGTTCGGTGGGAAACCGGCCGAACGCGAATTTGTCCTGCAACTCCATGCGACGAAAGAAGACCTTCCCACCAATGCAACGGTCATTGATTCATCGAGGTCTTTAGCCGTGGTGGTCGATGATATTCTTGCCCGCTGCGTTGGACCGGCCTGAGGAAACCAGCAGCGTGGGGGCTCTTGTGCCTTCGCTTCGATCACAATGCAGTGCAGCATGATTTTTTGCTGCATCTGCTCTTGTTCATCTCCCGTTCATCTGGCACCCTGCGCAGCATGATTTGCCCCGGCCGCCTGAGTGGCCGTTCGGGTTCTACGTGCCGCTCCTTTGTGGCCTTCATCGCTGCCAAACCATTGGCCTTTGCTTTTACCGTGCCTGCCGGCGTCTGCTGGCATGCCCTTAATTTGCCAGGGGACAAGATATGTCGCTCCAAAGGGGTTTTGCCCTTTTCATCATTCTTTATGCCCTCACGGGAACCGCTGCCCATGCCGATGAGGCCGGGCTGATCTGGAAGCCGGTCAAGAATTCCGACCGTTCCTATACGGCGCGCATCGGCGCGAAGCTGCCCGTCGATACGCCGATCCGAGCCGGGCTGGAAATGGGCATGAGTGCTTCAAAGACGGGGCAGGTGGTGGATACGCCGGTGCGGGTATGGGGCAATGTCACGCTGCTCGCCGAACAGCTGCCCGGTGTTTCGCTTGCCCGTGATGTCGGCGTGCTGTTCAACGCGCTGACGGGCTCGAGCAGCGTTTCCGTGACTTCGCAGCAGAAGCGTATCGTCACGCCGGAACTGGATATCGAGGCGAACCGCAATTTTACCGTGCGTTATGATGGTACGGCGCAGCAATGGAACGGTCTTGATGTGTCGCAGTCATTGCGGCTTTCCCGCTCCGAGACCGGCACGGCCTTCGTTCTGACGGGGGCCAGCCGCAACAGCTTCAACGAATTCAGCAGCGGCGTGGCGGTGGAGCAGAAACTGGGCGATCACCTGACTGTGCGGGGGACGCTCGATCAGGGTTTTGCGGATCATTTCCGGCCGGGGGTGAGTGCGCGGTATAGCATTAGATGGTGAGCGGGGTTCCACCCATAGTGGGGTGGCTGAAAAATCGTCGTCATCCTCGGGCTTGACCCGAGGATCCATGGTGCGCCGGTTTGTGGATCCTCGGGTCAAGCCCGAGGTGTAACCCGCAATACCGTCTGGCAAGAGTGGGAATTATTCGGGAATATCTGGGAAAAGCCGGGAACCTGCGATTAGAATCGTTATTTTCTCGGCACTCCCGGTCCTTCGCGGAGGCTTTGATCGCGTTCTCCGTGCCTCTTTGACGCAAGATCAAATGGCAGGCAAGAGATTGGCACGAAACATGGAATGCAGCCAATCAGGCCGTTATATTGAGCGGCCAAACCACATTACCCGCCCTGCGATATTAAGTAAATCAACCTCGCCGGGGCTGACCTCTTCCGGTGGATAGCGCGGGTTGTCGCTGAGTATCTGCAACGAGCCGTTCAAGCGTCCATGTATACGTTTCACCAAAACCATTTCGCCGTACACAACTACATAAATGGCATTATCCTTTATCCTGTCGATAGAAGTATCCACGAGCAAGATATCACCATCCCGTATTGTCTCCTCCATACTGTCGCCGCGCGCCGTTAAAACGCGGGCAGTGCTGGGGTGTATGCCGCGACTACGAAGCCAATTAGCCTGAAAAGCCAGATATTCGAGTGGGTCCTCGCCCATCGGTACCCGGCCGTGGCCCGCAGAAACCTGCACATCTAAGCGTGGAACGAGCGTAAAGCCTGCGGCCTCTGCGTTTGCGATTGTTTGCGCGTGGCCAGAAACGATCGGCAAAAGTGCCTCTTCGCCTTTTGCAAGCCAATCGAGCGATTTACCGGCCGCATAGGTTAGCGCCGCAATGCTCCCGAAATTTGGCTTGGCTTTTCCGTCTCTCCACCGTCTGACCTGTTCATCCGTCACACCTGCGATTTCACCAGCTCGCACGAGACTGCCGATTCGCGTGATTACCTCGGAAAGCCGCTCCCTCGCGCCTTCATCAAGATAAAAGTCGCTAGCGGGAACGATGTTCCCACTTTCTGTTGTCATTGAAATCATACGCCAACTCATTGATCGCAAACGACATTCAGTAGCCCAACTTAAAAGATGCCCATTAACGAAGTGGGAACCGTTTTAGTGTTGTTATCCAACTTATAAGTTGCTACATTGGTCGCGGCTCTAGTTTGAACACATTGCAGCCGACTGCCCCGGCAAGGGCACCCGACAAAAGGAGATGTCATGACCACCAAAAAGTGGGACCGCCACGATATACTTGCGGAAATCAGACGCAGAGGAATGACGCTTACAGGCATTGCACGTGACGCAGGCCTTTACGCCAGCGCCTGCCGTGCAGGCATGATCGGCGCCAGCCGTCCCGGCGCGGAAGCGATTGCTAGCGCGCTGAACGTGCCGTTCCGCGAAATGTTTCCCGACAGCTACACCCGTGGCCGCCATGACGAGAGGGAGACTAGCAGCAACAAGAGTTGCAACGCCAGTGCAAAAAAGTCGTCGAAGCCTGACGGCGCGCAGAGCGCCGCCTGATGTTTTCGTCAGGCCGCGCATCCTTTCCTGACAATCCAGAGTGCCACATGCAGATTGAACTTCTGTCTCCCCAACTGATCGACGTTTCCTCCGACGCAAAAAAGGTCTCACCCGACGCCATTCAGGCGTTGGCCGAAAGCTTCCAGCAGATCGGACAGCGTGTCCCGGTCGAGGTTGTCGCCGGAACCGAAGGGCGATATCGCCTCGTCTTCGGTGCCAAGCGGCTTGCCGCCGCCGCGTCGCTCGGCATCGACATATCGGCCATCGTTCGCCAACCGGACGAGTTCGCCAACGACGCGCAAATCCGCCTCACATCGATTTCCGAAACGCTCTATCGCCACGAACTTACGGCGCTGGAACATAGTGTCGACGTTGCCGACTGGTGTGCGATCTGGCGAGCCGCAAACCCTGTCCGGCGCGGCCCGAAACCGAAACAGGAATTAGGTGCAGAGTCTGCACTAAATTCCGATGACGAGACAATCGCCACCGCTGAGGCATTCTCCGGCACGTTCAGCGAGGCAGCACAGCGCTTCCTCAAGATCAGCCGCCGCAATGTTTTCAACGCACTCAAGATTGCCGGTATACCCGCCGATCTGCGGGAGCGTATCGCGCTGGATGACGGCCTGGCTGACAACCAGCAGACCTTGCTGGACATCGCGGGTCAACCCTACGAGCGGGCCTCCCGCATCGTTGATCTGCTCATTTCCGGTGAGGCGACGAACTATGCCGACGCCATTGCGATCATCGATCAGGTTCCCCGCGCCAATCCGCTGGCCGCATGGGAAAAGCTCAATGACCGCTTCACGCGGCTGAAGCCCAACGAACAGGATGCATTCTTCGCCCTGAACGAAGCTTCGGTCATGCGTTGGCTCGCCGATCGGAAAGCCGCTCGCCGATGAGCAAACGCCGCGACCCTCTCACGAAAGACCTTTTCGAGTGGACGCCGCCGCAGGTGGCGATCCGCTACGAAGAAGGCGTGACCGGTCGCGGCCCGCTCGACAACCGCATATCCCGCATCATTGCCCGCGCTCTGCGTGATGCCCGCGATGACGGGTTTCAGCGGTCAGAGGTCGCCAGCGCCATGAGCAAGTACCTCGGCCGCACGATCTCAAGCGCGATGCTCGATAAGTGGGCTTCGGAAGGAAGCGGCGAGCACCGCATTCCGCTCGATGCCTTCATCGCGCTTGTTCATGCCACCAGTGCCAAGGAGCTGCTCGGTTTTGTGCCGGGCGAGTTCGGTCTGACCGTCATCGAGGACGAATACGCCGAGATGATCGAGGACCAGCTTCTTGAGGATCACATCAAGGAAATGGAGGCGCTGAGAGCAGCTCGCGCCGTAAGGAAGAGAGCACGCCGATGAATAAAGTCAGCAGCATCGCGCCGTTCCTGCAGTTCGTCTGCCGTGTCGCGAAAAGTCAGATTGTGAAAGACGTTGCCGCCTTGTGGGCCGTCGCCTGCTTCATCCTCGGAATGATCTATTTCTCGCAGGTCGCTACGGCGCTTGTTCTGATCGTGAGGGAAGTGCGTTGAATACAGTTCCCTTTGCCTCTGACGCCAGTCGCCTGAAGGAATGGCTGACCGCACAGGAGATCGCAGATGAAGCTCTCCCCGGCCTGCCGACAACCAAGCGCGGTGTTAACAAATTTGCAGATACGGCGAACTGGTCAACAAATCCCGCCCTTTGCCGCGCTCGAAGCGGCGTCGGCGGCGGTCTGGAATATCATTATCGCCTGTTTCCGACACTCGCCCAGGTGACCTATGTACAGCGTTATATGGTTGTCGGCAGTGAGCCGGTGGAACGGCAGCCCGAGCTGGAAACGAGCACCTCGGCATCGCTGACCGATCGCGCCCGGCGCGAACGCGATGCCCGCTTGGCTGTTGTCGCCGCCTTCGAGACCTTCTCAAAGGGCCTCTCAATCTCAGTTCAAGCCTCCATGTTCATCTTCTGCGACCGGTGGAACATGAACATGATCCAAGCGGATGATTGGGTGAAGGACATCCTGCCGCAGATTTCGCAGCGCTCGGTTTTCCGGTGGCGTTCGGCCAAGCAAGCCGGTGCAAAGGACAAGCTCGCCGTCGATCGTTCCGAGGCGCGCAAGGGCAAGGGATTGCTCGACACCGCGAACGCCGGTGAGGTCCGCGCCTTTGTACTGGCATGGATCGCCAAAAACCCGGCGCTGTCGGCTGATGTCATCCGTGGCTATTGCAAGGATCATTTTGGAGCGGAGTTGATCGACCGCAATGGCGAACTGAAGCCGCTGCCGCCACCGCGCACATTCCAGCACTTCATCGCTCAGTTGAAGTCATCGGAAAAGGTCGTCCTCACCAAGATCACCGACCCGGATAAATTCCGGTCGCACATGAAGCTTTCCGGTACCGGCACCTATCGCCACATCACCGACCCGAATGCACTCTGGATGATCGACGCCTCTCCGGTCGATGCCCTCTGCATTGATGGCCGTCATTCATTGTACGCCTGCATCGACATCGCCACACGTCGGCTGGTCATTACCCTATCGAAAACGCCGCGTGCCTCGGCCGTTGGTCTGATGATGCGCAAAGCAGTCCTGAAATGGGGCGTTGCGAAGATCATCAAGACGGACAATGGCAGTGACTTCGTCGCCGTTTCGATCAAGCGCCTGTTTGCCGATCTCAACATCGAGCCGGACGTTTCCGACGCCTATACGCCAGAGCAGAAAGGCCATGTCGAGCGTGTCATCAAGACGTTCCAGCATGAGGTTGGTCCACAGTTGCCCGGTTACATCGGCCATTCTGTCGCCGATCGAAAGGCGATCGAAGGTCGCAAATCGTTTGCGGAGCGTCTCGGCGCTGACGAAAAAGAACTGTTCGAAGTCGCTCTGACCGCCGAGCAGCTCCAGCACCATATCGATGACTGGCTGGAATATGTCTATCACGAGCGTGAACATGGTGGCCTGAAAGACCGCACACCCAACGAGGTCGCAGCCGCGTCTCTTGCGAAGATCAACCGCGTTGACGAGCGTGCGCTGGATGCGCTGCTGATGCCGGTGGCTGGCAAGAACGGCCATCGCACCATGCAGAAGCGTGGCATTCAGAATGACGGTTTCTTCTATCTTGCCGGTTCCATCATGGTCGGCACCGATGTGTTCTGCCGCCTCGATCCGCTCGACATGGGCAAGATGTATGTCTTTGATGGCGAAACCGGACGCTATCTCGATGTCGCCATCTGCCCGGAACTCTCCGAGGTCAATCCACAGGCTTACGTCAAAGCGCAGAAACAGATTGCCGCCGAGCTGATCCGAGAAAAGGAACGCGAGATCAAGGCCGGTATTCGCGAGCTGAAGAAAGGCCCATCGGGTATCGAGCGCACCATCCGCCTTGCCAAGAAAGAGAAGGCGGAACGCGACGCAGCTATCGCCAACGTCATCCAGTTGCCCAAGCGCGAACAGCAGCACAGCACGCCCGCCATTGACGCCGCACTGGAGGCCATGACCGCGCCGAAGATGCCGCAGCCTGCCACGCTCAACGAGAAGGCGGCGGAAATCCACGCGGCCATCGTCCGCGAGGCCGAGCTGAAAGGTAATTCCACCGTCATTCATCTGGACCCGGACGCGGCGCTGACGGACGGCGCACGTATGTTCAAGTGGTCGCAGACCGTCGACGCGCAGATCGCTTCCGGTGTCGCGATCGATGACGCCACAGCGGGCAAGCTCGCCCGCTACAAGGCCAGCGCCGATTACCAGACGCGCCGGGACATTTTCGAGGATTTCGGGATCGACGCCGCACTACGCGGCTAGGTCAAGAAAAAGGGGCCGACTGCCATCGACCCCTCTGCATTGCAATAATTACGAGGATCAAAATGACGACACAACCGATAAAAGTCAATGGTGACACGGCTCCGATCAAGAACGTCACTACGGCGCTTAATCTCCTCCGGTCCCTCCAGAACCGTAATCCCCTGCAACCGAACCTTGGCGTTCTCGCCGGTTACTCCGGTTATGGCAAAAGCGTAGCGGCGCTCTATTGCCAGAACAAGACCGGCGCAGCCTATGTCGAAATCCGGGACACGTGGACCCGCGCCAAGCTGCTGCGCTCGATCCTCTCCGAACTCGGCATCTACCAGCCACGCGGCACGCTGTCCGACATGGAAGACGAGGTCATCGGCCTCCTTTGCCGCGATCCACGCCGCCCGCTCATCATTGATGAAGGCGATCTGCTCATCAAAAAGAACCTGATCGAGTTGGTGCGCGGCATTGCCAAGGCCAGCGGCGTGCCGGTCCTGCTGATCGGCGAAGAACTGTTCCCGCAGAAGCTGGAACATGTCGGCGACCGCTTCCGCGATCTCGTCCTCGACACGAAATATGCGCATCCCTGCGATCTGGATGACGCCCGGTCGCTGGCTCGGACTTTTTATCCCAACCTCACGATTGCGGATGGCCTGCTCGAAAAGGCCATCACCGAGGGCGAAGGCCGCGTCCGGCGCGTCGGTAACTCCCTGCATAACATTGCCGAGGCGGCAGCGAGGATGGGCGTCAGTTCGATCGACGTTGCTGCCTACGAGGGCGGCAACGGCCTGTTTTCCCGCTCGCGCCTGCCCACCAGAAGGGAGGCAGCATGATGCGGGTTACTCCAATCGCCCTCAAGATCGCCGTTGCCAAGGGGCAGCGCGTCCTGACAGGCCGCGACCACTATTGGCAGCTGATGATGGACTTCGACATGCGCAAGCAGCCCTTCAGCGTGGACGATATCTTTGGCCTGTCCAACAACCGTAGCCGCCTGCAGATATCCGATTTTATCAACATGCTGGAAAAGGCGGACATCATCCGCCGCACCGGCGAAACGAACCCGCGTGGTATGGCCCTGTTCCGTGTTGCGGCCCGGCAGTCAGCCACGCCGATGTTCAAACGCGACGGCACACCGATCGGCGACCAGATCACGGCACGGCAAGCGCTCTGGAACGCCATGCGCTCGCCGTTCTTCAGGAACGGTTTCAAGCTGATTGACGTATCGGTTCATGCCTCAACGGACACCCTTACTGTCACGCAGCGTTCTGCCCGGCTTTATATTTCCCGTCTCCTGCGGGCCGGTTACCTGATTGTCCTGCAGAAGGGTAGCAGCGCCACGCCGACCATCTGGCGGCTTGTGAACAACACCGGCCCGGTTGCGCCAAAGCTCCTGAAAACCGAGAGCGTGTATGACCCGAACGCCGAGAAGATTTTCGGCGAGCCGGAGACTGTCGAGGTCGAGCCATGACCCCGACTAAGCCCAAACCCGACAATCTGGAAAAGGCCCGCGCCGCATGGGGCGAGCAGCTCCCGGAATGGATCATCGCTCTGGCGGAGGCCTGCAACGCCGAAAACCAGACGGCTATCGGCAAGCGCATCGGCTATGCCGGTTCGACCGTCAGCCAGCTTCTTTCGAACAGCTATCCCGGCGATGTCGGCCGCATCGAGCAGCTCGTGCGCGGCGCGCTGATGTCCGAGACCGTGCGCTGCCCGGTCCTGCAGGAGATCGGCCGGGATATCTGCCTCGGCTGGCAGCGCCGCCCCTTCAGCACCGCCAGCGCCAACGCCGTCCGCATGCATCAGACCTGCCGGAACAATTGCCCTCACAGCCGCATAAAGGAGACGAGCAGTGAAACGTTTTGAATATCTTTCTGATCGTTTGCGCGACACCCGCAACAAGATTGCCGAGCATCGGCACGGTGGCGTTGTCATGTCCAGCGAAGAGGTCGAGCTGCTGGTGAAGCGTCTTGATGGCTATGCCGAGATGGCCGTCGCCATGGAGACGCAGCTCAACGACATGCAGGTCTTGAACAGCGCCGAGTTGAACAAGCTCGTCCCTCCGGCAAGCGCCACCATCCTGCACATGATGCGTCCTGGCACCAACGTTGTGCCGTTCCCGCGCTCCCCGCACACCTCCTGAAGTCGCCTTCGAAGGGCGCTTTAGCGTCCTTCCAATCCCCTTTGAAAACCCGAGGAAACGACCTTGAAAAACGCATTGAAGACCAAAACGAAAGCCATCTCCCGCGTGCCGCAGAACCGTGAAGACGCCATTTTTGCAGTCGGTCGGATTGGTGTCCTGCGCCGCGCCATCGCAGCACACAAGGCGCTGGCCGACGAAGCCATCCGCCTTGTCGGTGAGAAGTTCGAAGCCGATACCGCTGTGATGCTGGAAGAGCTGGCGGAGCATGAGCGCGGCGTGCAGACCTACTGCGAGGCAAACCGCCTTGCCCTGACCAATGACGGCAAGGTGAAATATCACGATTTTGGCAATGGCCGTATCAACTGGCGCTCACGCCCGCCGAAGGTGTCCATTCGCGGTGTCGAGACCGCGATCGAGGCATTCAAGAAACTCGGCCTGAGTGCGTTCATCCGCACCCGCGAGGAGCTGAACAAGGATGCCATGCTCGCCGATCCCGACAAGGCCCGCCTCGTCAACGGCGTGACGATCTCCTCCGAGGGCGAGGATTTCGTTATCGAACCCGCCGAACTCGAAACCTCTGCGTTGAACTGAGGGTGAGCCGATGAAGAATATCTGCGTAGAAAATCCCACCACACCGGAAGCTTTCGTTCAGGTGATGAACGAATTGGGCGTTGCCTTTCCGCTGACATGCTCGCAGCGGGACATGGGTGTCCTGTTGGATGCAGATGGTGATGAGCTTCTCACCGTCGATTCCGCTGGCGCCATGGCCGACGACACCGTAGCGCTGCTCGCCGCAAACATCGTCATGGTGCTGAACAACGCTGCCGGCCATGTCGCCATTGCCGCGATTGTGCCTCTTGAGCAAGGCAGCGCAGCATGAGCGACGTATTAATCACCTTATTCAATGTGGTCGGCCTGATCCTCTTAATTGCCGTGCTCCGCCACGGTTTTCCGGCCGTCATGAAGGCAATGTTCAACCGGAAGGATCAGGAATGAGCCAGCTTGCTCCAATCATATCCAAGCACAAAAAGAGCAGGAGCGGTGCGGGCGATCCATGCCCGCATTGCGGCAAGTTGCTGCGCGGTCAGAAGGGTCTGAAAATGCATGTCCAGCAGGAGCATTCACAGGAAACCGGCCTTTGCGAGTATGAACTGACCGTTCTGAACGCCTTCGCCGGAAACACGGTCGATGATCTCGTGCAGGGTGCCGCTCTGAATGCTGCCGCCGAGGCGCTTGTTGCATCCGGCTACATGAACCGCAGTGGCGACATCACCGAGAAAGGTGCAACCGCTCTCGGCCATTCGCATCCTATGCGTAAAATGTCGGGTGCGGCATGACCAGCATCTATTTCTCCGACGCAACCGTGAAATCCTTCTCCGCCACCACCAAGGGCGGAAAGTCCACGATCAAGATCGAGATCGAGACGGCCGATCGCTACCAGATGGCCAGCATTCTCAACCAGCTCGATGAGATCGAGGCCGAACAGCAGTCAGCGAAAAAGCCTCGCAAAGCCCCTTCCAAGAAGACGGATTCGCCCCTGTTGGCGCTTCCGGCTCCCATGAAACAGATCAGCTATCACGGTGACGATCATGAATGACCCTATTGCCAAAGCAAAGGCCGAGGAGGCCCGCCAGTCGCAGATACTCGCCGACGCGATCCATAAGGCCATTATTGAGACCGGCGAACAGTTCGAGGTCCCGATCCTAAATGCAGTTGGTGGCGCGCTCGCCACCAACATTGCGGAGGTTCTGGCCTCAATACCCGACCGCCGTCACCGCAAGATGTTTCGTGACCAGCTCGATCGCGCTGTTTCTCTCGCGCTCGCTCAGTCCGCCACGCGGCCCATGGCCCCTGTCGAGACCGTCATCGTCGGAGGTGTCCGCCAGTGACGAGCAAACGGCAAATTCCTGCGGCCTTTACCAAGGGCTATGTGCTTTGCTCTCCATCGGGAAAGCTCCAGCCGAGCACTTGGGGCGCGACCGCCAAAAAGGCGATTGCCACCAAGTACCGCAAACACGAGACATGGGAAAAAGCGCAAAGCCGGGGCTGGTCCGTCCAGTTGGTCTATGTGCGCTTTTTCGTGCCGGTCTTCAAAGCCACCTTCACCACCACCGAAATCAGCGAGATTTGCGAATGACCGATATCGAAAACCATGCGCTTTCCGATGAGCAGGTAGCAATTGCGCTGAAGATCATCGGAGTCATCCAGCCTCATAGCGCCGACAATGTCATAACCGCGATGGTGTCCATTATTTCGCATGCGATCAGCCAGTCGGACGATCCGGTTGGCAATGCTCAGTTTTGGGCGAACACTCTTCGGGAGACTGTCCACTATGCCCGCGAGAATGGCGACCGCCCTTACAGCGGAGGATCGATCCAGTGAGATTGTTCCCGGAACTCTGGCCGTTCGGCGACCTTCCGCCGTTCTCCTTCGACCTGATCATGGCCGATCCACCGTGGCTCTATAAGCTGCGGTCGGAGAAGGGCGAAGGCAAGTCCGCGCAGGCTCATTACAACTGCATGCCGCTTGACGAGATCAAGGCCATGCCGGTTCTCGATCTTGCCTCGGAAAATTGCCTTCTCTGGCTTTGGGCCACCAATCCAATGGTCATTCAGGCCTATGAGGTTCTGCTCGCTTGGGGCTTTGATTTCGTCACCATGGGATCATGGGAAAAGACGACGAAGAACGGCAAGCAGGCATTTGGCCCCGGCTACGTCTTTCGCACCTCGAACGAACCGATCCTGATCGGCAGGCGCGGCGAGCCGAAAACCACGAAATCTGTCCGCTCCTCCTTTGCCGGTGTGGTCCGTGGCCACTCACGCAAACCCGAGGAAGGCTACCGGCAGGCCGAAAAGCTGATGCCGAACGCCCGGCGGCTTGAGCTTTTCAGCCGGACCAACCGCAAGGGCTGGACGGTATGGGGTGATGAAACCGGAAAATTTGGAGAAGCAGCATGAGCATTCAACGTGCAATTTTCGGCGGTTTCCGCCAACTCGGTATCACTGAAGAAAACGCGCAGCGCGACATCTACGCTCGCGTGACGGGACAGTCTCGCCTGTCCCTGATGAATGCGCAGCAACAGGATGCTGTCATGAAGGAGCTGCGCCGCCTCGGCTATAAGCCCGTGGCAGTGCGCCGCAACGGTCGCCGTCGCCTCGACGGCCGCTATGCACCGAAGATGCAGTCGCTGTGGATCGCGGCCTACAATCTCGGCATAGTCGAGGACCGCGAAGACCGGGCGCTGGAGGCGTTCGTCAAGCGCCAGACCGGCCTCGACAGCGGCCGGTGGGTCAACAATGCCGACGATGCCAGGGCGGTTGTCGAAGCCCTGAAAAGCTGGATCGCCCGCGAGGCCGGTGTGGTATGGGCGGATCGCAAACCCTGCGAAGCCTACACGATGCGCTACGGTTACAAGATCGCGCTTGCGCAGCATGCCATGCTCAAATCCATGCTCGGCGATGGCTTCTGGCCTTCGGTGACCGGCATTCTCGATCAGGAAATCACCTATCGCTCTGTGACCGACAAGGAATGGATCGCGGTCATGGACTATTACGGCAAGCTCATTCGTGGCCGCCGTGCGCCGAAGAAGAAGGTGAGCGTGTGATGGTCGCCTACGGTTTCAAGAAGTTCTTCAGCCCGCAGATCGAAAGTGGCCACAAACGACAGACCGTGCGCGGTGATCGCGACCGCCATGCCCGGCCGGGCGAGCGCGTCCAGCTCTACGAGGCCATGCGCACCCAATATTGCCGAAAGATCATTGACGATCCGGTCTGCACCCACGTCGTTCCGATCGAGATCGTGGTGAGCGACCTCATCAATGAGCTGATAGCCAGCATCGTGATCGACGGCGTGCATCTGCACCGGACCGAGGTCGAGGCGTTCGCCCGCCGTGACGGCTTCGCGCCCGAGCTGCTCGGCAACAGCTATCCGGCCAAGCTCTACGGCCGGACGGCACGGGAGACGATGGGGCGGTTCTGGATCGCCAATCATCCGGGCGTTTCGAAGTTCACCGGCGTTCTGATCCGCTGGCAACCGGAGGCACCGACGCCATGAACCGGAACGTCTCTCCCATGACCGTCATGCCGCTCTTCGGCTGGCCGGAGCAGCGGGAGATAGACGTTCTGCAGACGAAGCGGGACGAACTGGCGGCACGTGCCGCCAAGCTCCCGCGATTTTCACACAAACGCCTAGAGCTGGAAGTGCGGCTGAAAGCCTTGACCGAAGAACAACTGAGAATATCGAGCAGGATCAATCATGGAAGATGACCGTTTCTCCCATCTGCCCGTGGTCATGCGCGAGATCGCCGAGGTTGCCGGTCTGGAAGCCGCATGGGCAATCGTGCAGGCGCAGGGCGGCCGCGTGGCCTATATTCCCGCCAAGGCTGCTCCGGGCCATTGGTTGACGGAGCTGGTCGGCATGGAGGCCGCCGCGAAAATCTGCAATTTCTACAAGGCGGGCGATTCCGGCTACCGCATTCTGGTCCCGATTGCCAAGGACGCCGCAAAGCGGTTAAGATTGGTGAAGGCACTGGCTGACGGCATGTCGGCCCCGGATGCGGCTGCAGCCGCTGGCATGCATGTCCGGTCAGCATTTCGCGCCCGCAAGCGCATGAAGCACAGCGACGACGATCAGGGCAGTCTTTTCTAAAGAAACATTTGCTGACACTGACAGTGTCAGGGGCGCGACAGCACCACCTTTGAAGCACATTTGAACGGATTTCAACGAACCGTTCAAGGTGCTTTTTTTATGTCTCCCAACGTCAGTCCGAAAGGACGGAAATTTATCTACGGACACGAAGGCGTCGTGCTGAAAGCCTATCGTGACGTTGTCGGGGTGTGGACGATCGGCCCCGGCCTGACCGCTGCCTCCGGTGTCATCACGCCCAAGGCGGGAATGACGATTACCTCCGAAAAGTGCGATGAGCTGTTCGATCTCGCCGTCGCCCGCAATTATCTGCCCCGCGTGGTGAAGGCGCTCGGCGCGAATGTCAGTCCTTACGCGATCGATGCGGGTGTTTCTTTTGACTGGAACACCGGCGCGATCCTGAAGGCGTCGTGGGTGAAATCCTTCCTTGCCGGGAAGAAGGAAGAAGCCCGCCAGCGCCTCGGTCTCTGGAATAAGGCAGGCGGCAAAGTTCTGCGCGGCCTGACGCGCCGCCGTGGCGAAGAGGCGAACATCCTCCTGCTCGGCAAATATCCCGCCGACATCGAGGCGGCTTCCACGACCATTGCCGACACGGCCCGGTTTGCGGTTTTCGTGGTTTCCGCGACGACGCCGGAAATCGAGGAGGTCAGGACCGGCCTCACCAGCATCGGTTTTGATGCTGGTACCGTGACCGGCAAAATTCTCCGATCGGCGGTCGAGGGTTTCCAGAAAACCTACAATCTCACTATCGATGGGAAGATTGGCAGGGCAACCCTGTCCACCCTGCAGCGTGAACTGGACGCCCGGCGTAAGGCCAAGAGCGGTGCGGTAACGACCGCTGCCAGCACCACGGTCGCAGCGGGAGATCAGGCCGTCAGTACCGTGACCACGCCAGCGCCAGCCGATCCGACCTCCGTTGTGCCGGATCATATCGCCTCGTGGATCGGTGGCGGCATCGCCGTGATCGCTGTCGCCTATCTTGCATGGCAGGCCTACCAGTACCGTGACATCATCGCAGTGCGCGTTGCCGACAAGGCCCCGCGTCTTGGCGTCTGGCTGCGGAGCTTCTGACATGAGCGCAGCCATCACCTCCATTCTTATCGGGGCCGCCGCGAAAGTCGGCGCTCCCATCGTCAAGGGCGTGCTGGAGAAGCATGTTGGCGGGCTTGCGGGAACGCTGGCCGGCACCGTGGTTGATCAGGTGGCCGAGCGCCTCGGTGTTGAGCCGGACGCCTTGCCGTCCGTCGATCAGGCCGAACTCGGCGATGCCGTCAGCGAGGTCAACGCCAACATGCCAGAACTGATCGCCCTTTATGAAAAGGGCCTTCAGGGGCAGTTCGCGCTCCTCCAGGCCGAGCAGGCTGAAGGCTTCTGGCAGAGCGCGTGGCGTTGGGGCTGGATGTATCTGCTGGCGTTTCTGTGGATTTGCGCATTTTTGCTTTTCCCGGTTCTGCGCGTCTTTGGCATTCACATCGACCCGATCGACAACACCACCCTGATGACGCTGACCGGCTGGTTCATCTCCCTCTATATGGGCGGCCATACGCTGAAGGAGTTCGGCAAGCAGGCGGTCGAAGCCGTCAAGACTTGGAAGCGCACTCCATGAATTTCGGTGGAAATGCTGCGTTCGAACAGGCCGACCTGCGCGCCGAACAGGAACGGGAGGCGGCTATTGCCGCCGCCTCTCGCACCTTGCGCAGCCCCGGCACCATGCAGTGCGAGGATTGCGGCAGCGATATAGCCCGCGAACGCCGCCTTGCGCTGCCATCCGCCACACGCTGCATCGCCTGCCAGACGATGCTGGAGAGATCGCGAGTATGACCACCGCAGAAATAGCCCTTTATTGCAGCCTCGCCCTCTCTGCGATCGCGATATTTGGACACGTAAAGGGCTGGATGAACACCGGCGAAAAGCAACTGACGGAAGATGTGGCTGCGCTGAAGAAACAACAGGCAGCCGATGTTGCGGCGCTGAGAAGCGAAGACGAGTCGCACGAAAAAAAGCTGATCGAACACGACCGCCGCATCCAGTCGGTTGAGAGCGACATGAAATATCTGCCCGACCGGGAAAGCCAGCACCGGCTGGAGCTGGCGCTCGAAAAGGTCAACGGGCGTCTCGACACCCTCAATGAAACCCTCAAGCCGATCAAGGCGAACGGCGAGGCTATGAACGAACTGCTGTTGGAAAGGGCGCGACAGGCCAATGTCTGATATCGGTGTGGATTGGGCGCGGATGCGCCGCGAGCGTGCACGGCTCATCATCCTGAAGGCGCTTGCCGAGCAGGTGAATGGTTCCTTGGACAGCAGCATGATCGAAGAAATCATGCCGAGCTTTGCCATCAGGGAAACACGCCTCTGGATACACGAGCAGATGGAGTATCTGGCTGAACGGGACGCGGTGACGCTCACCAAGGCCGGAACGGTCATGATTGCCACGCTCAATAAACGTGGCCGCCGCCATCTTCAGCGCGACATTGCTATTGAAGGCATCCTGCGCCCCTCCGAGCCGGGTGAATGACGATGGGTCGCGGTCGCCTTTCCGGCATTGAGCTGTTGCCTGAAGCCTGCGCGGATATCGTCGCATGGGCCGCCGAGGAACTTCAGAAGCGTGAGCGAACGCAGACGGAAATCTATGAGGAGTTCGTCGGCAAGCTTGAGGCGCTTGACCAAGAATACCGTGGCGAGCTGGAATTCACCATTCCCTCCTTCTCGGCTTTCAATCGCTATTCGATCCGTCTTGCAACGCTGACGCAGCGTCTCAACCAGACCCGCGAAATCGCCACGACGCTTGCCAGCAAGTTCGATGCCGCCGCCTCCGATGATCTCACCCTGATCGCCTCCGAGGCGATCAAGACGCTGGTGTTCGAGCTGGTGACGGCCGGTGGCGAGGCCGGGTTCGATCCCAAGGGCGCGAAAGCTCTTGCCGACGCCCTGTTTTCCGCCACCCGTGCACAGGGCGTTTCGACGGCTCGCCGCCAGAAGGTCGAGGCCGAGTTTTCCAAGAAGGCCGAGAACGTCATCGACAAGGTCTCGAAGGAAATGGGCCTTTCATCCGAGCGCGTTGCACAGCTGCGCCGTGACTTCCTCGGCGTGCGGCCGGAACACAAGACGGAACCCGAAACCGTAACCACCAGAGGATCGCAGGAATGATGGATGCTGCCCGCCCAGAGACGTGCAGCCGGTGCGGTGGCGTCGGGCAGGCTGTCAAACGCATCAACCATCGCCGGGACGGCACGATCTCCAGCATCGTCTATGACGTGAAGGTGATCTGCAAGCCCTGCAAGGGTAGCGGCCTCGCGTGCATGGAGGTTCGCCGTGACTGATAGCGCGCTGCCCGGCCTGCCGCGTGGCAAGTGGGACGGCTCGGCCGTTCTCGCCAGTCTGGCCGACCTGCCTCCCGAATTGCCCCGCGGGGCAGACGTGCCGGACGATCTCGACCCGCTTGCCGAAGGCGTGCTGATGAAACATCAGTCCGAGTGGCTCGCGGACGATTCCGATCTGAAGCTTGGCGAAAAGGGCCGACGCACTGGTATCACCTTTGCCGAGGCGACCGACGCGACCCTGATCTCGTCCTCGGCTCCGAGCGCCGGTGGCCAGAACTATTTCTATATCGGCGACACCAAGGATAAGGGCCGCGAATTCATCGGCTATGTCGCCAAGTTTGCCAAAACGATCGCCGACGATCTCGGCCAGATCGAGGAGTTCCTGTTTGAAGACGAGCTGAAGGACGGCTCGACGCGGTATATCGCCGCCTACCGGGTGCGTTTCCGATCGGGTTATCGTGTCGAGGCGCTGTCGTCGCGGCCGGAGAACATCCGTGGTCTTCAGGGAACCGTCTGCATTGACGAAGCGGCTTATCACCGTGACGTGCGCGGCGTCCTCGATGCCGTCAACGCGCTCCTGATCTGGGGCGGCAAAATCCGTGTCATCTCGACGCATAACGGCGTCCTCAATCCGTTCAACGAATTGATCCGGGAAGCGCACGCTGGAAAAATCCCGTTCTCGGTCCATCACATTCCGTTCGCGCTCGCCGTCAAGAACGGCCTATTCCGGCGCGTCTGCATGCTCAAGGGCGAAGAGTGGACCCAAGCGGGACAGGACGCGTGGGAAAAGAAAATCCGTGGCTCCTACGGCGTTCGTCTCAGCGCCATGCGTCAGGAGCTGGACGCGATCCCGGCCGATCAGGCGGGGGCAGCGCTCACCCGCGTGCAGATCGAAAGCCGCATGGAGAAGGATATCCCGATCCTGCGCCATGCCCAGACCGACGATTTCAAGAACTGGAGCGAAGAGGACCGGACGGCCGAGGCGCTGAAGTGGTGCAGGGAAAACCTGATCGCCGTTCTGGAGCGGCTCGATCATCGCCGTCAGCATGTATTCGGTGTGGACTTTGCCCGCAGCGGCGATGCCACGGCAATCGTGGTGATGGAGATCGGGCAGGACCTCGTCAGGCGCGTCCGCTTTATTGTCGAACTGCACAACATGCCGTTCGACCAGCAGCGCGAAATCCTTTTCTATGTTTGCGATCGTATCCCGAGCCTTGCCGGTGGCGCGCTCGATGCCGGGGGCAATGGTTCCTATCTCGCGGAAAAAGCGACCCAGAAATACGGCTCCAGCATCATTGAGGTCAAATTCTCCGAACAGTGGTATCGCCGCGAGATGACCGCCTATGTCGCGGCCTTCGGCGACCAGACGATCGTGCTGCCGCTCGATGCCGATGTTCTGGCGGACCATCAGGCGCTCGCCTATGTCAGTGGCGGCTATATCAAGGTGCCGGACGGTCATCGCTTCAAGGGCGCGAATGGCTTCAACCGCCACGGCGACACCGCAATCGCCGGAGCCTTGGCCTATTTCGCATCCCGATCCGAACTTGAATACTTCGGTTACACCACGGTCGATGAACTGGACACCATGGACGGCGTCCAGCTCTTCGAGGCGGTTGCGACCGGAGACATCCTTATCCCGACATTGAATGGAGGTCTTCACTGATGGCCACGCCACCCCGGATCATCGACCAGTGGGGAAACCCGATCTCGACCACGGACCTTGAGGATGAATTCGCCGCCCCCACCTTGGGCGGCATTCATTCTGTATGGCAGGAAACCATTGTCAGCGGCCTGACCCCGCATGCACTTGCGGAGGTTTTGCGGCAGGCCGCTCGCGGTTATCCCGATCGGTTCTTTTCGCTCGCAACGGACATGGAGGAACGCGACCTGCATTATGCGGCCGTGCTTGGTACCCGCAAGCGGGCGCTGACCGGTATCACGCCGCTTGTCGTTGCCGCGTCCAGCTCGGCCGAGGACGAGAAGATTGCCGAGGCCGTCCGTGAAATGATCGGCCAGCCGGAGTTCGTGGACGATTATCTGACCGACCTGCTCGACGCCTTGGGCAAAGGCTATTCGGTTGTCGAGACCATATGGGACCGCAGCGCCAAGGAATGGTGGCCGAAACGATATGAGTGGCGCGACCAGCGGCATTTCGTGATCGACCAGCGCGACGGCCGCACGCTGCGCCTGAAGGACAGCAGCATTGAAGGTGTTGACCTGCCGCCCTTCAAGTTCTCGATCCATCGCCCGAAGCTGATGTCCGGCCTGCCGATCCGCGCCGGTCTCGCCCGGCTGGCGGCGTGGGCGTTCCTCTACAAGAGCTATACGCTCAAGGACTGGATGGCTTTTCTGGAAGTCTACGGCATGCCGCTCCGCGTCGGCCGTTATAGCCGAAACGCCAAGGATGCCGAGAAGCGCGTGCTTCTGACGGCAGTGCGCAACATCAGCTCGGACGCTGCAGCCATCATCCCTAAGGAAATGGAGATCGAGTTTATCGAGGCCAAGGGTGGCACCGGTAATGCCGTGTTCTCAGCCAAGGCGGAATATCTCGACCGGCAGATTTCCAAGGGTGTTCTCGGCCAGACCATGACCACGGATGACGGTTCATCGCTCGGTCAGGCGGCCGTGCATGAAAATGTCCGTCATGACATTGCCCGTGCCGATGCCCGCCAGACGGCGGTGACCGCAAACCGCGATCTTATCCGGCCTTTCGTGGACCTGAATTTCGGGCCTCGCGACAAATATCCGACGATGGTCATTCCGATCACCGAAAACGAGGATATCAAGGCGCTGGTCGAAGCCATCTCGGCACTCGTGCCGCTCGGCCTTGAGGTTTCCATGCCCAAGGTCCGCGAGCGTATCGGTTTCGAGGAGCCGGACGAAGACGAAAAACTTCTCAAAACCGCTGTGCCTGGCACAGCCCTGCCGAAGCCCGAGGAACCGCCAGCGCCGGACAAAAACAACCCGCTGAAGCCGAAGGACAGCGCGCAGGCCCGCGTCCAGCCGTGCGCCCATTGCGGCGGTTTTCATGCTGTCGCAGCTGACCAGCGGCCCGAACTGGAGGCGCTTGCCGACGATGCCCTGTCGGAATGGGAAACCGATCTTGAGCCGCTCGTAAAGCCGCTTCAAAGGCTCTTTGAAAACTCGAAAAGCTATGCGCAGCTTGAGGCCGGTCTCGATGACCTGATCGCCAAGATGGACGCCGGGCCGCTCGCCGATCGGCTTGCCAAGCTGCAGATGAAAGCCAGAGGTTTGGGGGATATCGGCGATGGGCGTAGCTGATCTCTTCAAGACCGCGCCGAAAGAAGTCACCCGCTATTTCGACGGCAAGGCCAGCCTGCCGACATTCGACTGGCGGGATATCGCGCCGGAGGAACATGCCTTTTCCTTTACGGTCGCCAAGTCGGCCGGTTACGACATTCTGGACGATATCCGCTCTGCGATCTCCGAAGCAATCACCGGCAAGACGCCATTCGAGGAGTTTCAGCGCAACCTCATGCCGTTGCTTCAGAGCAAGGGCTGGTGGGGTAAGACGCTGGCGATCGACCCAGAGACCGGCGAGGAGAAGCTCGTGCAGCTCGGCTCGCCGCGCCGTCTGCGCACGATCTATTGGGCAAACACCATGTCGGCGCATGCGGCAGGCGAATGGGAGCGGACGCAACGGAACAAGGATTTCCTGCCGTTCCTCGTCTACACCCTGTCCACGGCCGAGCGGAAACGGCTGGAGCATGAAGGCTGGGTCGGGTTCGTCGCGCCGGTGGATGATCCGATATGGAACCGCCTCTATCCGCCGAATGGCTGGGGCTGCATGTGCGGCGTGCGCCAGATCTCGCGCAGCGAGGCGATCCGCCTTGGCTGGCGCGAGGACACACCCGTCATGCCGTTGGTCGAGAAACCATGGGTGAACAAGCGGACCGGCGAAACCCGCATGGTGCCGGTGGGCATTGATCCGGGCTGGGACACCAACCCCGGCAAGTATCGCGGCCAAAATGTTTCCCGCTTTCTTGAGGAGCGTCTCGGCTCCATGCCCGCCGATCGGCAGCGCATCGCCATCCGCGATATCGTCCGCTCACCGCTCCTGCAGGCTATGGCTGGCGGCAAGATGCCGAAATCCTATCTGCCGGTGGCGCAGATACCGGGTCCGGCCGTCGAGGCGCTCGGCGCATCCACCTCGGTCGTTCGTTTGTCGTCGGACAGTCTCACCCATATTCTTCAGGAGCGTGCCGAGCGCGGGCTTGATCTCGACAATATCGAGGCGGCGATCGAGGTTCTTACCAATCCGGCGGCGATCATCCGCAGCGCGTCCACCAATGCCGTCTCGCTTCTTGGAAAATCATCTGACGGTTTCTGGTGGCGGCTGGCCGTGAAGACGGCCGGGAATGGTTCGGAATGGTGGCTCACCAGTTTCCATCGCAAAAGCTACGCCGAGACATACAAGGTCATCGAGCGGGCGAAGCGGGCCGGAAATCTGATTGAGGGGGATTGAAAGGCGCGGAGGGTCGGCACTCCCTCGTTGATCCGGTGAAACCGTCCAAGTAAACCTTGCTCGCGCCTGCCACCAATATGCGCCTGAACCCTGAAATTATCAAGCCGGGCTATGCGACAGCACCGGATTGAAATAAACGGCCACAGAACGCGATCGCGGGCAAAAACGCTCAATCGATCGTCCCGGCCGAGAAATCGCCTGTACGGCTTTCAATCCGGCTTCAATTTTGATGCCGTTCGGGTATTCTTCATCACAGATCAGGTTTTGGGAAAGATCGGCGTAGCACTGACAGTGTCAGTCTCTTAGGTCTCCCGCCGTCAGGGCATTAATCGCCCATGACGAAAAAAACCGCAACCGCAATTTTCAGCCTCGCCGCAATCGCCGCTTCCAAGGGAAAGACCCCTCCGGAATGGGTCGAGCTGTTCCCGACCGGTCCCGAGATCAAAGCACGGGACGGGCGCAACTGGACGCTCCAGCCGCAGATTGTCGTTGAAGCCTTCAAGCTCAACGATGGCCCGCTCGCGATCGACTATGAACATGGTCAGGCCCATCTCGCGCCGCAGGGCATTCCCGCTCCGGCCGCTGGCTGGATCGTGCTTGTAGAGGAGCGCGACGGCGGTGTCTGGGGCAAGGTCGATTGGACGCCCAAGGCATCTGCGGCAATCGTCGACAAGGAATACCGTTTCCTGTCCCCCGATTTCGATCACACGATTGATGGCCTGATTTTGCGCCTCAACGGTGCTGGCCTCGTAAACCGGCCCGCACTGGTCATGACGGCCTTGAGCCGTGTCTCCCCTGAAGAAAAGGAAAATCCACCGATGTCCAAGGCAATTGCCAAGGCGCTCGGTCTTGCGGAGGATGCCGATGAAAAGGCGATCCTTGCGGCACTGACTGCGCGTCAGGATGAGCGTTCCGCCCTGTGCGGCCTGCTCAAGATCGAGACCGGCAGCAATGCCGAGGCGATCTCCGCCGCCGTCACCAAGCTGCAGACAGAGACCGAAACGGCGCTTGCGTCCGTCAAGTCGAATACGTCTGCCGCCGAGGTCAAGGCCCTGAAAACCGATCTCGACCAGACTCGCACTGCGCTCGCCGCGCTCCAGAAGAAGGACGCCGATCGCGAGATCGACGCCGCTCTCGACGCGGAGATCGCGGCCGGGAAAATCACCCCGGCGTCCCGCGATGGCTATCGCGCCATGTGCGCCGAAAAGGGCGGGCTGGAGCGGTTCAAATCTCTTGCCGCGACCCTGCCGGTCATCTGCGCACCGTCCGATCTGGACAACCGCACCGTCAACACCCGGACTGCCGAGGATGACCGCGACCCGGTCGTGATCGCCTCGCTTGCCCGCAAGTATCAGGACGATCAGGCCGCACTCGGCATCAGCGTCACGATCTCCGAGGCCGTCCGCCATGTCGAGGAGATCCAGAAGAAATGACGACGCCCATTCTCATCAAGTCTTTCCGTGTCGGCCTTTCCGCGATCGCCGGCTATCTCATCGTCAAGGCTGCGGCTGAAGGCAAGGTCGCCGCTGCGGCTGGCCCGACCGATCCGCTGATCGGCTCAGCCACCATGCTCGGCGCTCCGGCTGAAGGCATCCTTGATGTCGATCAGACCGGTTGGTCCGAGGTTCGCTGCGGCGGCAATGTCTCCTTTGGTGACCCGCTGACCTCCAATGCCAACGCAAAGGCCGTCAAGGCCGTGCCGGCTGCCGGGTCCGTGGTGCGCATCATCGGCTTCGCGATGTCGGACGGTTCCGCCGACGATGTCATTCCCTATCAGGTCGCGCCCGGCGTTCTTTCCACGCCCGCCTAATTTCGAGGACGCTTTAAGTGAACACCACCAATCGACCCTTTCCGGTCTCGCCGACACTGACGGCGATTTCCATCGGATATCGCAATCCGGCCGCCACGCTGATCTATGATCGCGTGCTGCCGGAAGTCGATGTCCTCGGCGACACCTTCAAATGGACCGAGTTCCCGCTCGGCGAAGCCTTCACCGTGCCGGAACTGGAAGTTGGCCGCACCGGTCAGCCCGGCCGCATCGAGTTCACCGGCGAGGAGCGCGACAGCAGCGTCCGCAATTTCGGCCTTGATGATCCGATCCCCTATTCGGACATCAGGGAGGCCGAGAAGGCCCGGCGCGAAAAGCGTTCCACGATCGACCCCGAGTCGATAGCCACCGAGGGTCTCACCAACCTTCTCCAGCTCGGCCGCGAGGTCCGTGCCGCTGCGGTGGTTCAGGACCCGAACAACTATGATGCTGCCCGCCGTCTGGTTCTCGCCGGGAACCAGCAGTTTTCCGACTTCGCGAATTCCGATCCTTACGCGGTGATTGATGAAGGCATGGACAAGACTCTGGTCTATCGCCCCAACACAATCACCATGGGCCAGCCCGCATGGTCGAAGATCAAGCGGCATCCGAAGCTGATCAAGGCAGTCAAGGGCGGGCTGACCGAAGATGGCGCCATCACCAAACAGCAGTTTGCCGATCTTTTCGAAATCGACATCAAGAACCTGCTGATCGGTGTCGCCCAGGTGAACCTTTCCCGCAAGGGCCAGCAGGTGAACCTCAGCCGTGTCTGGGGCAAGACGATCTCGCTGCTCTATATCGACCCGACGAAAAAGCAGGCGGATGGCTCGGTCATCACGTGGGGCTTCACCGCTGCCAACGGCAAGCGCATCGCCGGTTCGATCGAGGACAAGGATATCGGCCTTGAAGGCGGCAAGCGCGTGCGTGTCGGTGAAAAGGTCCGCGAACTCGTCTGCGCCAAGAGCGTCGGCTACCTGATCCAGAACGCCGTCGCCTGATCGGCCTTCTCCCCTGAAACCATCATCGGCCCTGCGGGGCCGATCGTATCACCCGACCGGAGACAGTCACATGGGAACTCCCGAAGAAGAGAAAGCCAAGGCCGAAGCCGCTGCCAAAGCCAAGGCGGAGGCGGATGCAAAAGCGAAGGCTGATGCGGAAGCGAAGAAAAAGGCCGAGGCCGAGGAAAAGGCCAAGGCGGAAGCTGCCGCGAAAGCCAAAGCGGAAGCCGACGCAAAGGCGAAGGCCGACGCTGATGCGAAGGCAAAAGCCGACGCCGAGGAAAAGGCCAAGGCCGAGGCCGCTGCGAAAGCAAAGGCGGAAGCGGAAGAAAAGGCGAAGGCAGAGGCGGCCGAGAAGGCCAGAGCGGAGGCGGAGGCGAAAGCTGCTGCGGCCGCCGCCAAGCCCGGCCCGGTGGCCAAACAGGAAATCCGCCTGCCCGGCAAGACATACGCGCCGGGCGAGAACCTGCCCGGCGACGTGAGCGAGACCGATCTCGACACCTTCAGGGCGCACGACGCTATCTGATCCGCCTCCCAAGCGGCGCGACCAGCTCCCGCAGCAATCCGGCTGCGGGAGCATCTTCAACGGGTTTCTTCCATGGCATATGCAAGTCGCACCAATATCGAGGATTTGTGGGGTTCCGAGTTCATCGCGGACCTTATTCGCGAGGACGTGGACGCCGAGGTTGCCATCGCCCGCGCCGTCGAACAGGCCAGCGGCGAAATCGACACCCATCTTTCTGCCCGTTATGCCACGCCCATTCACGGCACGCCGCAGGCGCTCGTCATGCCCTGCGTGAACATCGCCGTCTATTATCTGGCGATCCGCCACACCAGCCTCACCACCACAATCGAGGACCGCTACAAACAGGCCGTCGAGCTGCTGAAGCGCATTGCCGATGGCAAGGCGGGTCTCGGCGCTGACGAGCCGAAGGTGCCGACCGATGACGGCCTGTCATCCAGCGGAGCGGCTTTCTATTCCGGGCCTCGTCTGTTCGGCCGGGATCGCCTGCCATGAGCGGTATCGTCACCGAACTTGTCGGCTATGAGGAAGCGATTTTCGCCCTTGAAGGGATCGAGAACGCGCCGCTTGGCGAGTTGAACGAAGGCATCGGCCGTCTCGTGCAGGGCCAGATACGTCATCGTATCGAGGTCGAAAAGACCGAGCCGGACGGTGCGCCGTGGGTTCGCAACAATCAGGGAACCAGTATCCTGTTTGCTTCAGGCGCGCTTTCGCGTTCGATCGACTATATCGCCGACGCCTCCACCATCATGATCGGTTCCGGTCTGGTCTATGCCCGCATTCACCAGCTCGGCGGCATCATCAAGCCCAAGAATGGCAGCGCGTTAAAATTCTGGTGGGTCTCCGGCGGCTTTGTGAATTTCGCCGTGGTCAAGCAGGTCGAAATGCCTGCCCGGCCATATCTCGGCCTCTCCGTCGCCAACCAGAACGAACTGGTCGAAACCACTGAGGACTGGCTCTCCAGACTGGTGCAGCGATGAGCGGCCGCCTTATCACTTTCCGTGAATCGGTTCTGGCCGAGATCAAGCGCATCCTGCCGACCATAAAATCGTGCGAGGCGCAGTTCGGCCGCTTCGACCTGTCGGAGCTGGAGCGCGAGATGATCCGTGCGCCGGGCGTGCGTCTTGCCATCCTGCGCAGCCCGCTTTCATGGCAGGCGAACGGTCAGGCTGACGCTGCACTGAGCATGGTTGCCTTTGTTATCACCGAAGGCTCCAAGCGCGAGCAAGACGGCTGGGATATCGCCGAGGCGATCGGCACGCTGCTTCACCCGGCGCAGCTCTGGGGCATGACGAAGCTTTCCGTGCCGTCTTCCGTTGTCATCCAGCCGATCATTTCCGCAGCCGTGAAACAGCGCGGTGTCGGCGTGATGTCGGTCGAATGGAACCAGACGCTCCGCCAGCTCGGCGACGGCCTGTTCGGTCCTGACGGCGTGGTCATCTCCGAATTTGAGGTGAACGGCGAGCAGCTCGATATGCCGGAGGCCGGTCATGTCTGATGCCGATATCATCGTCCGCGAGTTTCGCGGCATCTACAAGAACATTGACGATCTCAACCGCCGTCTCGTGGCATCGCAGATGACCGGCCGTGTCGCCGAGATCGACGGCAGCCGCGTGCGGCTGGAACTGGCCGCAGTCGGTGCCAACGGGAAACCGTTTCTCTCCCCATGGGTGCAGGTGCAGGAAGCGGCCGGAGCCACCGGCACGAACATGCCTGTCGAGATCGGCGATCCGATGCGGCTCTTCTCTCCGAACGGCGAGATCGGCAGTCAGTCGCTCGCGATCCGCGACAGCCACACCGACGATGCGCAGAACCCGGCCGGAACGCCGAAGGAGTTGGCAATCACCTATGCCGGGTCCGCAATCCGTATGACGGAAGAGGGCCTGAAGCTTTCGCATGGCGGCTCCAGCATCACCCTTTCGGAAGACACTATCCATGCCCTTTCGACCCACCTGCGCCACAACGCAAAGAACGTTGGCGACACCCATAACCATGGCGGCATCCGAAGGGGTGGCGAAAACACCTACGAACCCAACGAATAAAGGAGCCTTTAATGACCTCTAAAAAGACTTTCACCGTCACTGCCAGAGCCGGGCTTTTTGTCGCGGGCGTCCGTTCGCCCGGCGTCGGCAAACCCATCGAGCTGACCGACGAACAGGCGGCTTATCCGCTGATCGCGGGTGAGATCGAGGAGCCGGGTACGAAGACGGAACCGCCTGCAGGTGGAACCGAAACCACGCCCGCAGCCAAAGCCAAGGCTGTGAAGGAGTAACCATGCGGGCCGGTATCGACGCGAGGACAGGCAAGATGCTGCTCGGCTGGAAGCATTGCGTCCAGTCGATCAGGAAGTGCCTGACGACACGGTTAGGAAGCCGCGTCCTTCGCCGTCATATCGGCTCGGTTCTCCGCGAGCTGCAGGACGGCAATGCCGATGCCACAACTATCCTTGCAGCCTATCGGGCGATTGCCGATGCGCTCAATGATCCTGATGGCGGCGAACCCGGTTTCAGCCTGCAGAAGATCGAGCTGGTCGAATACAAGCGCACCGGCCGCTTCATTTTCATTTTGACCGGTGTCTGGTTCCCGCGTGGCCACCTTGGCGACTGGTCCGTCTATGAAACCGTCAATACGTCTTGGCCGGAGGCCGCATGAGCTTTCAGATTATCGACCTTTCCCGCCTGCCGGTTCCTGACGCGATCGAGACGTTGAGCGCCGAGGCGATGATTGCCGCGTTCAAGGCCCGCTTCCTTCAGGTATGGGAAACGCAGCGCCTGCTTGATCCGACCCTGCCAACCTATGAGACGCTCGACCTTGAGACCGACAGCGCCAACATCGTCGGTCAGGCTTGGACCTATCTGCGCCTTCTTGATCGCCAGCGCGTAAACGACGCTTTCCGTGCCTTGCTTGCGCCCTATGCAAAGGGTTCCAACCTTGATGCGGTAGCGGCCGACAACAACGTCGAGCGCCAGATCGTGACACCGGCAACCGCGAACACGGGTGCCGTCATGGAAGGCGATGCGTCGTTGCTGCGCCGCTACCTGCTCTCGCTTGATGCGCCTGCGTCCGGTTCTTCCGGTCGTTACCTCTATGACGCGTGGACCGCTTGGCCGCAGACCGAGGACAGGACGCTTGGATTGTGGGATGCCCGGATCAACGGCCGGGCTATCCACGGCCGTCGCGGCGATACCGATGTTGTGCTGATCGGGCCGTTCGGCCGTGAACCGACCCCGGCCGAACTGGCGAACGTGCGCGCCGCCGTTCTTCATGTTGACCGGACGCCGGAGGCTGTCAGCGTTTCGATCATGGCGGCGACCCGCAGGGAATATCAGGTGTCGTTGGTGCTGGAGATCGTCGGGACCGGCCCGTCACCTGATCTGCTGAAGGCCGAGGCGGAAAAGCGCGTGACGGCTGCAGCGATCGAGCGAACCATCGTCGGCGGCGAAATTCCCGAAGGCCTCCTGTCCGGCGCTGCCTATGGCGCCAACATCGTCAAGGTGCGCGACCTTTCGCCGGTGGCGATTGAACCCGATCCCTACACCGTGCCTGTCATGACCGGGCTGACAGTGGTGACGGAGGTGCGCGTATGAGGGACGTTGCAGCGCTTCTTCCGTCCAATTCCGAGCCTTTTGAGTACGCGCTTGCCGGTGGCATGTCCGATGACCTGGCTGTGCCTTTCGCCGACCTGATGGATCCCTACAAGACCGAGGCGCGGCTGTTGCCTTATCTCGCTGCGCACCATTCAGTTGACCTCTGGTATGACGACTGGACCGATGAGCGGAAGCGGGAAATGATCGCCCAGTGCGCCGGGCGTTCCGTCCTTTATCCCGGCTCGCGGTTGGCGGCCCTTAAAGGCACGCTTGTCGGCCTGAAGCGCTATCTGGCTTTTGTCGACGCTGAGATTGTTGACCGGATCGCCCATCCGGCCCGGTTCACGTTCGGCCGCGCCATTCTCGGCCGCACGCCGATCGCGCACCAGCCGTTCACGGCGCACTACCTCGTGCATGTCACCTTGCGCGCTCCGAAGAACCATTTTCAGATCGGTCGGTCGGCTTTCGGCCGTGCCGCTCTCACATCCGTCGATCTTGAGCCGATCCGTCGCGCACAGCGCGCCATGGTCACCGCCAAGACGCCGGACACCCTCTACACCGTCAGCTTCGCTTGGCGTCGGCCGATCACCCTGCAGGACGCCGTCATGATCGACGGCAGCACTTCGCCGGGCGGTTATCGCCAGCGCAAATATCTTTGATACGAGGACCAGCCAATGCCCCGCGTTACCTTCTCGAATGCCGAAATCGCCGATCACACCGACTTTGAAAATGTCAGCCTTTTTGCCCAGCAGGATGTAGATGGCGTTTGGCGGGACGCTATCGGCTATCCAGCGCACTGGTCGCATTTTACCGTTGCCCGGAAGTCCGTGCAGGAAATCACTGTATCGCCCGGTCGCTTTGTCGCGGGTGAGAAGGTCTATGCGCAGGCGGCTTCCAAAGACGTCAATCTTCAGCTTCAAATCCCTCCGGCGGCGTCTGACCAGCGCTGGGTCGCCATCCTGCTGCGCGGCGAAGAAATTACCGAGACCGCAAGCAGGCCGTTCGAGACATCTCAGGACCCCGAGACCTCGATTCCGGTTCAGCGTGTTACGCCCAAGACCGTGCGACGCATCGTCAATCTGATCGTGCAGGCTGGCGAGGCGAACCCGGTTCCGGCAAAGCCAGTGGTGGCGGAGACCGACGCGTGCATCGCATTCGTCCTGCTGAAATCGACCGGGGTTGATGTCATCGAGCCGGGCAATGCCAGTCGCGTAAAGACGCTCTATGAGGTTGAGGGACGCGTGACGGCGCTGGAAATGGACCTTTCGGGCCTTTTCCTCCGCACCGAAACCATCGAGACGCAGATCACAAACATCGCCACCCGCCTGACGGACATTCCACGCCCGGCGATCATCCGCCAGATGCAGCGCGATATCGGTGCCGCCAGACTGAAGGTCGATCTGCCAGACGAGGCTCGCGCCTATGTCTTCGACAACGGCCTGATCCCAGATCGGTGGGACCTGCAGCATGTGGACTGGCTGGCACGGGTTGAGGAAGGCGTTCGCTTCGGGTTTGCCGCCATCACACAGGCGCGTCTTGAAGTGCAGGCCGAGGACAATCCGCAGATAGCTTTCCGTGGCCGCCGCATGGTTCCGTCCTTTGAAGAGGTCGTGAAGATCGAGAATTCATCGCTCGATAGCACCCTCAACATTTCCCAGAACGTTCATACACAAACGACGCTCAAGCGCCTTGAAGCCTCTCGTGTTCGCCTGACCTATGGCCCCACGATGTCTGCCTGCGAGAATGCGGCTGGCTGGTCGGCTCTCGGCGGCGACAGCCGGGTCGGCCAGATGCTCAATGTCGGGGGAGAGACGTTCGAGGTGGTTTCAATTGGCCCGCAATATGGCGTTGGTCACCAAACCTACGGCGTGCGCCAGATCCGCCTTGAAACTTACAGCGAACCCTATTGGGAATATGTCACCGAAGAAGTCGGCCTGAATGGCTCGACCTATGCGCAGACGTTTCTGGTCGCGCAGCCGATGCTGCTGACGTCGATCGATCTGCATTTTGCCCGCGTCGGCCTCGACGGGGACGTGCATCTTGCGATCGTAGAAACATCGACAGGCGGTAAGCCGCTGCCCGGCAGGGTTCTGGCTGTCAGCAAGATCGAGCGCAAGGATATGGCAGTCGGCTGGGTGAAATGCGCGATGCCTTTCACGCTGCTCGAAAGTGGCAAGCGCTACGGGATCATGATTGTGACCACCGGTGCGCACGCATTGTCCGTCTCGACCGGCAACAAGTTCACGGGCGGCTCGCAGTTCGTCGTCAATGACGGTGCCTATGCGCAGGGATCGGTAGAGATCGACTTCTGCTTCAAGGCGAATGGCGCACGTTATCACAGCCCTCGCACCGTGGTTCCGATGCAGGCCCTCAACTTGGCTGACGGCATGACCCAGATTGATATGCTGTTCCCCGGTTGGGTTCCGGGCGGCACGGCGCTGGTCTGGGAAATCCGCCCTGTCGGTACCACGGAATGGGTCGAACTGGATGACGGTGACCCCGCCACGAACCCGCTGGTCGGCCTGCCTGCGTCCGTCGAGTTGCGTCTGGTCATGGTCGGCACGGCTGACCTGCAGCCAATGATCCAGCTTGATGCCACCGCCGTTTCTCGGGTGGCGCGCAATCGTACCGACATGAAGGGTGTAAGTGACGCTTTCGATTTCGGGATTTCGACCAGCGCCATCGTTACTCAATACACAGTGGATTCTTTCGACCCGGCGCATCACACGTTCACGCCCCGGATCATCGTCGGCAATAACGTCATCACGCCCGGCACTACCGAAGTGACGATCGACCCGAATAACCCGGCGCGGCGCACCTTTCTGTCAACCTATTCCCTTGGCGCTGCCACGCAATCGGCCCGCATGCGGATTGCCGCCAACACCGATAATCCCGTCACCGTCCCGTTTCTCCAGGACGCGTTTATCTCCGCCCTTTGACCAGCGAGGCACCTATGAAGATTGATGAAAAAAAGACCTATGACGTCAAGCTCGCCCGGCCGGTGACCATGGGACCTTTTCGATATCGGCCGCTCAACGAAATCGAAATGTCCGGCTCGATCCTGAAGTCGATTGTCGAGAAGGAAGGGGAAGACGTCCTTGACTATGCCAACGCGCGATAACCGCTACCAGCTTCCATCATGGCCGCCGACAGAGTTCACCATTGATCTCTGGAACGCGACTTTTGGCGATCTCGCCGATCGCATCACTCACCGTGAGCAGCTGGAAGCGACGTTCCAAAGCCTGATCGCGGAAGGCATTCAGGCTTCGCTTGATTATATTCAGGCGACAGTCGCACCCCAGATTGTCAGCCTTCAGCATTCAATCTCGTTGGCGCAAGACCAGATTGACCAGATCATTGTCGGTGGTAAAGCGCCTGACGCCCTAAAATTCGGAGGTGAGCTGCCTTCGTATTATGCGACGGCGCAGGGGTTACAGACGGTCGTGGACAGTCTTGTGGACTTCATGCGCGCCGATCTGCGAGATGCAGAGAACGGAGTTGCGCCACTTGGTCCGGACAGCAAGGTGCCGTTGGCTAACCTCCCGGCATTGACCACAACCACTACGGTGGGCGCAGCCATTGCTGGCGCAAACGGACTGGCAACGCCCGACGATGGTGACACCTTCGCAGGTGTGAAATCCGGTGCGTCCACCATGTTTCGAACGACATGGGGGAACATCAAGGCTGCGCTGACGGCCTTGTTCGATGGCCGGTATCTGAAGCTTATCGGTGGTGTCGTCAACGGCTCGGTCACGATCCAGCCCTCAGCCGAAGCGGCTATGCTCGAAATGCGAGCCGCCGCGAACGCCGCATGCCTTATCGACTTTTCGCCCAATGGCTACGGCGGTGATTTCAACTGGCGGATCATCGCCCAGCCAAACAACGTCGAGTTCGATGTATTTCATAACGGAACGCATCGCTTCCGTATTCGCAATGATGGACATGTTTGGACTTCCGCTTACGGCTGGCTAAGTGAACGCTTCGCGGATCGCGGCGCACGCGTCCAGCGCGAGGGGGGGATATGGGAATTCGGCTCGATTGACCCGAATTACAACGCCCGAACTACCGATGCGCCAGCGCCTTACGTTCTGGTCGGGCTGCGCAGCTCGAACGGTACGAATGTCATCAACCTGCGTGCCGAACTGTTGAGGAATAACTGATGAGCGACCCTTACAGCACTGAGGGATTGCCCTACGATCTCGCATCAGACGAATTGGCTTTCCTGATCCGCAAGCTTCATCCTGCAGCAATCCATGGCGTTGACTTCTGGTGCGCCCACAAGGTGAAGCCAAACAGCCCCGACAGGACCAGCACGGCCATTATCGTCAAATGGGATTTGGCGGCTGAGAAGCCAACTCCCGCCGAAATCGAAGCATTGGCGGCGACATATGCCGCCGAGCTGGTAACGCTTCGCGGGGTGACCGCACTCGATGTCGATATCGAGCGCGACCGTCGCGTTGAGGCGGGTTTCGTATTCGATGGCATTCTCTACCAGTCCCGCCCGGAAGATCGTGAGAACATCGCCGGAGCGGTTAAGGCGGCAACTGACGCGGTTGCTCTCGGAGCTGCGGCCGGTGATTTCGGATGGCAGCGCCTGCTAGACCCCAATGCGCCACCTGAATTCCGGTGGATCGCGGCCGACAACACAACGCAGGCGATGGATGCACAAACCGTCATGCGGTTCGGCTACGCCGCTCTCGGCCACAAGCAGGCTCATATTCTGGCGGCCCGCGAGCTGAAGAACATGGCTACGATCCCGGCCGACTATGCCGCTGCGAGCTACTGGCCGTAGAAGCCAAGTAGACAGACCTTCCGAAATAGGTCATTAAATAGGCTTCAAGGGCGGCTCAAACCGCCCTTTTTCATTACCGTACTGACAGTGTCAGGCTCTCCGCCCATCGCCTTGAAACCTAGTTTGTCTCCAATTCGACCTTTGGAGACGGCTAATGGCACTCGATTTTAATCACGGCGTCCGCGTAATAGATGCTGGCAGCGAAAGCAGGCCACTTGAGACGGCCGACAGCTCTGCGATCGGCGCGGCCGTCATTGCGCCAGACGCCTCAAATACGCTTTTCCCCTATGATGAGCCGGTGGCGTTCTACACCCACGAGGTCGACAAGGTTGCCGCGCTCGGCACCACCGGCACGGCGATCGACATTATTAATGCGATCCGGGCGCAGGGGATCGAGGCGCAGTGCGTGTTCGTCCGTTGCGAGGCTGGCCAGACGCCGGAAGCCACCCGCGCCAAGCTGCAGGGTTCGGCCGCTTCGATGACCGGCATTCATGCGCTTTCCTTTGCTCGTGGTCATGTCGGCGTCGAGCCGGGCCTCGTGATCGCGCCCGGCTATTCTTCCGGCCGTGTAGACGGTGCCAAGAACCCGCTCGCCGACGCGCTGGAGCAGGTCTCCGAAAAGCTGAAGGCGATTGCCGTCCTCGACACTGGTGGCCCCGACGCCGCCACAAGCCTCGCATTCCGCGCCGATTTTTCCTCCCGCTACACTTATCTGGTTGACCCGTTCGTTCGGGTCGCATCCGGGGCCACGATCGTCACCAAGCCCGCTTCGCCCTTCGCGGCCGCCATGTTCATAAAACGGGACAAGAAGAAGGGCGGCGCTTACTGGTCGCCATCGAACCAAGAGGTCAAGGGCATCCTCGGCACGGCACGGCCGATTACCTATTTCGACGGCGAGATCGATCACGAGGCAAACCACCTCAACCAGAACGGAATTGCCACCTTCATCCCATCCCGGCTTTCGCAGGGCGCGAACGGCCAGTTCGCAACGAACGGTCGCATCCTGTGGGGCAACCGCACCGCCTCCACAGACACCCTCTGGCAGTTCGTCAATGTTGTCCGCACCCGCGCCACCATCGAGAAAGCCATCATCAACGGCTTCCGGCCGTGGGCCAATGACGAGAACCTGACCGCGCAGCATGTCATTGCCGTGATGCGCAGCCTGCAAGACCTTCTCGACAGCATGCAGGCTGTTGGCGCGATCCTCGGCGGTCGCGTCTTCTGGGAGCGCGCTATGAACGGCAATGCGAACCTGCGCCTCGGCAAGCTCCGCGTCGAGTTCGATGCCGAAGAAACACCGCCGCTCGAAGATTTGATCTTCGGATCGCGCCGCAACGAGGCGTACTTCGACACCCTCGCCAATGAAATCCAGCGCCGCGTGACTGCCGAGTTCGGCGGCACGATCGCCGATTATCTCTCCGCCGCATAAGGGGCCACCATGACACTGCGCATCATTCGGGGCTTCACGCTCAACGTCAACGACAACGTCAATCTGGCGCTCGACATCGAGACGCTGAAGCTTCCAGCGCTGGAAGAAATCACCGAGACTTTCCAGCCGGGCGGCTCGGACATGGAGCTGGACATCACCGGCCTCGGCATCAAGGCGCTAACCATGCCGTTCAAGCTGAAGAGCCACACGCCGGAAACGCTTGCCCTCTTCGGCGGGCCTGCCGGTGTTCGCCAGAACTGGACCGGTAAGAAGCTGGTGATTTCCGAGGAAGACGGTACGGAGCACGAGCATTCGATCGACGTGACCGGCCGTCTGTCCAAGGTCGAAGGCGAGTCCATGGCGGGCGGCAAGGCCACCGGCTACGACCACGAGATCAAGTCGATCTGGTCCTACACCGAATATTGGGACGGTCGCGTGATGCACCGTTTCAGCTTCAAAAAGGGCGGCTGGGACATCTGGAACTATCAGGCCATCAATTCCACCCGCCGCTCCATCCTCTTTTCATAAGGTCTCGACATGTCGCTCGTTCACGAAGTCAAAATCCCGCTCACCGTCCCGGTCCCTGTCAAGGACGCTGTCGGCAAAGAAGCCAAGCGTGATGGTTTCACGATGTACCGGCCGAACGTCGCCCACGCCAAGCAGCTCGCCGTGCTGATTGGCCCGAAGCTCGCCTCGCAGCTGATGAGCGACGGCAAAGCGAATATCGATGATGTCGATATCGGCGGGCTTATTACCGAACTTTCCAGCACGCTGTTGACCACGGATGGCCTCGACAGCCTGACCGGCATCGTCGCCTCGATGTCGCGGGAGGAATCGGCCTTCATCGATCAGCTCGACTGGCTTGACCTCGTTTCTGTCGGCAAGGCGTTGCTTGATTTTTTTCCGGCACTCCGGTCCCTCGGGCGTTCGAATACGCCGCAGACCTAGCGGCCGTCTACAAGTTCCAGCCCTCGGAAATCGCACAGATGCCTTGGCTGGACGCTCTCTCCTATCGCGCCGAACTTCCCCGATTGACCGGAACTGCCCAAAGGACCGAATGACATGGATATCTCTTTTGTCATTCGGCTGATCGACCAGCTGACCGGACCCGCCAAAAAGGTGAAGTCCGGCCTTCTTGATTTGGGCCAAGCGGCTAAGCAGGGCTTCTCCGGCGCGATCAAGGACGGCTTTACCGTCGAGAATATCGAAACCGCCACCAGAAACGCCGAGGCGGCGCTGCGCGATGCTCGCGGCCGCATGCTTGGCGCGTTCGGGCAGGCCATGACGCTTGCCGCGCCGATCTTCAAGGGTGCGAATTTTCAGGACGCCTTTATCGACTTCGCCAATGTCGCGGAAATCCCGATCGACCGCATGGGCGAGATCGAGGCGCGGCTGATTGCGCAGACCCGCACCACCGGCAAGAACAAAACCGAACTTCTGCAAATCCTCGCAACCTATGTCGGCAAGGGCATGGACCTTGACGAGAGCCTTGCCGCGATCGAGGCGACCGGCCGGGCATCGACTGCCACCAAGGCGGAAGTCGGCGACATGGGCAATGCCGGTTACGCGGTGATGGACAACCTCAAGGTTGCCGCGACCGATCTCGCCAAGGCGTTCGATGTCATGGCGTCCACCGGCAAGTCCGGCTCATTCGAGCTGAAGGACATGGCGCGCAATTTCCCCGAACTGACGGCCAATGCCTCGGCGCTGAAGATGCAGGGCGTCCCGGCCGTGGCATCGCTTGCCGCCGCGCTCCAGATCGCCATGAAGTCGGCAGGTTCTGCCGATCAGGCCGCAACGAACATGTCGAATTTCCTAGGGAAGATCACTTCGCCGGACACGGTGAAGAACTTCAAGAAAATGGGTATCGACATTGAGAAGGAGATGAAGTCGGCCGCTGCCAAGGGTACCGATCCCCTGTTGCATTCGCTGGAGCTGATCAAAAAGGCGACGGGAGGCGACCAGTACAAGATGGGCGAGCTATTCGCCGACAAGCAGGTTCTCGATTTCCTTCGCGCCCTGATCCCCAATCTGGAGGATTACAAGCGCATCCGTGACGAAGCCGGTGCAGCCAGCGGTGTCATCGACAAGGATTTCGTCAACGTCATGTCTGGCCTGAAAACCCAGATCAAGGGCCTCGTGACCGAGATCGACAACCTGTTTTCTGCAGGCGGCGCATTGCTGCCCGTGGTGCAGGATATTGTCCTTCGCGGAACGGCCATCGTGCGGATGGTCAACGACTGGACCACGGCGAACCCGGAGCTGACGGCGACGATCGTGAAGATCACGGCCGGGCTGCTGGCGGCATCGGTCGCCATGCGCGTCGCCTCCTATGCGTTCGCCGCAATGCGGCTGTCCGCGATCGGCTTCACATCGACCTTCCTGCGGTTTCAGGATGGCAGGAACATTGCCACCGGCTGGCGCATCATCGCCGGTGCATGGCGGTTTGCGGCGGGCAGCGCATCGGCGCTCGGCTCGGCGCTCTTGCCTGTCGCTGGCCGGATTCCGATGCTGCGAAACGCGATCGCCGGTCTTTCTTTCATCTCGGCCGCGAGCGGCGGGGGGCTGGCCGGTTCACTGTCGGCCGTCACGGCCGCTCTGACCGCCTTTGCCTCTGGTCTTGCAGGCATCGTCGCCGGGATCACAGCGCCGGTGTGGGCGATCGCGGCCGTTCTGGCGGGTGCCGGATTTGCCGTCTGGAAATATTGGGACCGCATTTCCTCATTCGCTTCCGGGTTCGCAGGGCCGATTGTCGCCTTCTTCAATACCGGCGTCGAGGGCGTCACGAAGGCGCTGTCGCTCCTCGTGGACCGTATCGGCTCCGCCCTCAACATCGATCCCGCCTCGATTGAAGCCTTCAAAGCCTCCATGGCAAGGATGTTCGATTTCGGTGAGATGATCGAGGCTGCAAAGCAGAAGCTCGGCGAGATATGGAAGGTGATCACGTCTTTCTTCTCGCAGGAAAAGCTGTCTGACGCCGACAAGGAGTCGATGCGTGCTGCCGGTGCAGCGCTCGGCACTGCCGTTGTCGACGGCTTTAAAGCGGCTTTTGAAGCACTCTATAGCTGGTTGACTGGTGTGCCAGGGCGAATTCGCGCCGCTATTGGCAGCATCGATCTCACAGGCCTTTTTAAGTTGCCTGCAATATTTGGCGGTAGTGACGATATGTCCGTTGCGGAGCCGTATCAGCCATCACCGGGCGCTGGAGGAAATCCGCCAGCCGCAGGCGGTTCTACTTCCAACACCACGATCAACCAGAATGTGACGCAAAATATTTCGTCGCCTGATCCCAAAGCCGCTGGCGATGCGGCGGCGTCGAAACTGGAATCACTCTCGTCCGTGCGTTCCGGCGCATTTAATGACGGAGCCACACCATGAGTTCGGCTTTGCTCGCCCTCGGTCCGCATATCTTCCAGATCGACCGTCTGAACTATCAGCAGTTCGCCCGCTCGACCGAAGCAAAGTGGGCATCTATCCCGCGCTTCGGCACCTATCCCGGCCGCCAGTTCGTCGGTTATGGCGATGACACGATCACGATTTCCGGATTGCTGTTTCCCGACGAATTCGGCGACAGGGCGGATTTCGAGGCCGTGCGCACAACGCAACGCGCCGCCAATCCGGTCATGTTGGTCGGTTGGGCAGACACCAGCTCGACAGTCGCAACGATTTATGGTCGCGTCGTGATCCTGTTTGTCGATGACGAGCAGTCGGCAATCAACAAGGCTGGTCTCGGTCGAAAGGTGAGCTACACAATCGAGGTCGCGCCATTCCATGACGGCGGCAAACCTGTGGGTCTGTTCCTATGAGCGCCACCATTATCCCGGCCGGAACCCGCATCATCGAGCTGGAAGACCTCAGCATTGACCTTGTCTGCTTTGATCATGCCTTCAAGGCTCTCGGCGATCGGCGCGTGGCGGGCAAGCTGGAAGGCTATGTCGAGGCGACCCTCGAAGCCAATCCGAGTATTGCCGATCGTGGCATCCTCCTTCCACTTGGAAGCACAATCACTCTGCCGGAGTTCACTATCCGGGCCACGTCCACCTCTGTTGTCAGGCTTTGGGACTGATGCGCCATAAACCCTTTATCGAATGCTTTGTCGGCGGAAAGGCCGTAGCGCCGGGCTTCTATGACCGCCTGTCAACGGCCACAGTCACTGACAATGCCGGGCAGGAGGCAGACCGCATTGAGCTTGTGTTCGATGATTCCGGCAATGCGATCCAGATGCCGGAAAAGGGAGCGAAGCTCTCCGTGTCGTTCGGCTACAAGGAGTTTGGCTCGTGGGTCATGGGCGAATTCACGGTCGAGAAAAACAGGATCAACTTTGGGCCGGACGGTGACAAACTGACGATCTCGGGCCACTCGGCTGACATGCGCGAGGACGTTAAAGAGCAAGGCTCTGAACACTTTGATCAGACAACGATCGGCGATGTGGTCGAGCAGCTCGCCAAGCGGCACGGATATGACGCGAAGGTCAGTCCCGAACTGGCGTCGAAGCAAATCGAGTACATCGCTCGCGTGGGGCAGAGTTCCCTTGATTTCCTGACTCGCCTTGCCGATCGCAACCGGGCGCTCTTTTCGATCAAGGGCAATAAATTCCTGTTCCTGTCTCGCGGCATCCTGCCAACGATCACGATCGACAAAAGCGAATGCGAGAGCGGCGATTTCGAGGTCGAACCCCGCACCAAATTCGGCAAGGTCGAGGCGTCCTATTTTGACCGTGCAACCGGCAAAACCGAAATCGTGTCCCATTCGACAGGGCTGAAAGGTCCAGTGCGTCGGCTGCGCACCGTCTATGCCAACAAGGCCGAGGCGGAGGCTGCGGCTGGCTCAGAGGGCGACAAGCTCGGGCGGGCGACCGGCTCCGGCAATCTCATGATGTTCGGCCGACCGGAATTGATGGCCGATACGCCTTTGAACCTCACCGGGTTTCGAGCCGAGGCGAACGGGGCATGGCGCGCTGGAACAGTCACCCAGACCTTCGCGGCCGACAGCTACAAAACCGGTGTTGCGGTCGAAGCGCCGGAAAGCGGCAAGGAGTAAGCACGATGAATGAGATTTTCTATCTGGCGATTTTCGGTCTGATCTGCGGAGCCATTTTTCTTTTAGGAGGATTGGGCTTCGCCATCTGGTGGATCGTGAACCACGTCCAGATCGTCTGAGATCGAGAACAGCCTCCCGGTAAGCCGGGTGGCCGGGGTGATTCTACGCACCCCAAGCGACGGGCCAAAGTTTGGCGACCTAACCCGTCCGACAGCCACGTTCGATAACTGTCACACCCGTACCCTGCAGGGCGGGTTTGCTGTGACTGAGTCGAGAGATATTTGAAATGGTGAATCTGACATCGGTGGCTCCGGCCACTCCCGCCGCACCTTATATCGGTGGAAAACGTGTTCTGGCGAAGGCGATCATCGCTCGCATCAACGAGACGCCGCACGAAAGCTATGCGGAGGCATTTGTTGGCATGGGTGGTGTCTTCCTCCGCCGAAACCTCCAGCCGCGCATGGAGGTCATTAACGACATCAGCGGCGACGTCGCCAATCTCTTCAGGATATTGCAGCGGCACTATCCGCAGTTCATGGAAACGTTGCGATATCAGGTCACGAGCCGCCGTGAATTCGAGCGCCTGTCCCGTGTTGACCCTTCGACCCTGACCGATCTGGAACGTGCGGCACGGTTTCTCTATCTCCAGCGCACCGCGTTCGGCGGTAAAGTCGCCGGGCAGAACTTCGGGGTTACTATGCAAGGCGCTCGTTTCAATCTCCTGAAGCTCGCCCCGCAACTGGAGGCGATCCACGAACGGATGGCCGGTGTCGTCATCGAACAGCTTCCTTGGCGGCGCTTCATTGAACGTTACGATCGGCCCGGAATGCTGTTTTATCTCGATCCGCCTTATTTCGGAAACGAGACGGACTATGGCGCTGGCGTGTTCAGTCGGGAGGAGTTCGCCGAAATGGCGGTTGTTCTCGGCCAGATTGAAGGGCGTTTCATATTGTCTTTAAACGCCGTTCAAGGTGTCTTCGAAACCTTCAAGGATTTTCGAATTGAACAGGTGGATTGCACCTATTCCATACAGGGCGCTGGAAACAGCAAACCTGTAAAGGAGGTAATTATCTCAACCTCCTATTGA